AGTCACAACATCAAAGAACTTTGGCTGCTTGCGGAATGTCCATGAGGCGTAATTTCTTCCAGCCGTTCCTGAATTTAACTCAGCCCAATCTGTTGCAATCGTATACCCATTGCTATTAAATGGGGTAATAAGATTAGTTTGATTTCCAGCAGATGCTGCGCCTGTAGTATTAGAATTTAATACACAAGTGCCTGTCCCACCCCTTGCTGTGTCAATAAGAACATGGTTAAAAGCATCCGTTCTAAGTTTTGTCCAAACTAACCCACCCTCGGTAGACAGGTCAATGTTATTAGTAATGGTCTGTGTAGAACCATTACCCGTATACAAAAATGTGCTAAACACTTCCTCAATGTAGTTAACAGCAGTCGCCTGTGCAAACTCACCAAAGCCTTGGGCTGATGCCGCACCCCTAGTTTGTACTAATGGCATATCAGTCCTTATGCAAACTTGGTCTGCGAGGCAAAGACAGTGAATGCCGCACTGCCCGTCTTCACGATGGTGTACATATAGACGTCAACCGAACTTGCGTTACCCGCCGCTGGTGCTGTACCACCTTGATACTTGGGAGTCACTGTTGTGCCATCCACTTGCACCACATTGTTGTAGTAGGCCGTAGCGCCTTGCGTGACAAGGAAAGCCGCAGTCACGGACTGTCCCGTGGTCATGGCAGTGTTCAACGATGTGCCGCTGGACGCTCTAAAGTTGACAGTCCAGTTTGCTGATGCGTTGCTGGTGTAATACTGGACAGACTGGGTGGTGACATCGTAGTTGATCGTGCCAGTAGCCGCTGTTGCTGATACTGTCGCCACCTCTGCCGTGTCGTTCAGGATCATCGCCAGATTTGAGGACGTACCGCTGAATGTCTGGGTGCCTGTGAATGTATTGGCAACATTGACTACAGCAATATTAGCCGCTGCCAAAGTGGTTTGACCTGTACCGCCATTGGCAATTGGCAGTGTGCCAGTGACGCCTGTCGTGAGAGGTAAGCCTGTCAGGTTGGTTGCAACTCCGCTGGTTGGAGTTCCAAGCAAAGGCGTGACCAGGGTAGGTGAAGTTGACAATACATTGCTGCCAGAGCCTGTACTGGTGGCGACTCCCGTACCGCCATTGGCTACTGCCAATGTCCCTGCCAGGGTAATGGTGCCAGAGCCAGTGATAGGACCACCGCTTGTGGTCAAGCCTGTTGTGCCGCCAGATACATCCACGCTGGTGACTGAACCAGCGCCTGGACCAGAGAAGGCAACGGTAATGGCACCGCTGCCATTGGTAATGGTCACACCAGAGCCAGCAGTCAGTGTTGCGGGTGTCAGCGTGTTGCCTGTGCTATTGCCAATCAGCAGTTGACCGTTGGTAAAGCTGGTCTGGCCTGTACCGCCATTGCCGATACCCAATGTGCCTGTGATGTCGGCAGTTGAGACTGTGACTGCATCCCAGCTTGCATTGGTGCCATCGGACTGCAGATACTTGTTGGCGGCAGATGTCTGTGATGGCAGCAGGTTGTTCAGTGCTGCGGCTGCTGTTGATGCGCCTGTCCCACCGTCAGCCACCGCCAAGTCGGTGATGCCTGTGATGCTGCCGCCAGTGATGGTTGCAGAACTTGAAGTGATTGGGCCTGTCACGCCACCTGGTGCGCCAACTGCCCCTGTCAGGGTGGAGATGCCTGTCACCGCCAACGTGGTGCTGGCTGTAATGGCCTTCGCCGCCAAGGTGGTGTTGTTAACAGTGACAGTGCCAGTGGCAGCACCAATGTTCACGGCAGTAGCTGCGCCAGCCAGGTTGACTGTGGTTGCCGTAGCATTGACCAAGGCAAAGGTGGTGGATGGCGTTGTGAGGCTGGTGGTGACTGCTGGTGATGTCAGGTTGGTGGTGCCTGTAGCTGTCAGCGTCCCGGCAACTGCCAGCGTCTTGCCAGCTCCAACATTCAGGCCAACTGATGTGCCTGTGCCAGCCGCTGCGAACAGTGCATCCACCAAGTCAAGGTCAGAGTTGACCTTAGTACCCCATGTGTCGGTGCTGGCACCTACTTCTGGCTTGGTCAGTAAGAGGTTTGTGGTGGTGGTATCTGCCATGATTTATCCTAGTGTTCTTGCGCGCGCAAGCATAGTTCCTGCCTGATTGGACCTGTTGTCAGCGAGGCGTAGGTCATCAATGCCCTTGGTGTACAGCGCCACCCATACAGGTATGCGCTCGTCGTTCTGCAAGTAAGGTGCAGCCTGCAGCAGTGAGCCGTACAAGTAGATGTCTGGTGCCTGAGTCAACAGCCAGTTGGTTGTGTTGCTGACGCTCAACTTGGCGAGCTTGGCGTAGTAGTCAATCTCGTAGGCGTAGGTGCTGTCAGGCACTGGAAGAACACGAAAATTGCTGCCGATGATGGCGTAGAAAAGTGGCTTGCCAGCAGACAGGTAAGTAGTGTTTTGCAACTGGTCCAGGCTGTTGAGTGTCTCAAACTGGAGGGGTGTGATGGGGTTGGTTCCCGTCAGCTTCAGCGTCAACCCGTCAAGGAAATCTGTCGGCAGTGCGTTGTACTCGGCGGTGATGTTTCCCGTCCCGCGAGTCAACATATTCCTTGTACGCAGGACGCGCTCAATTTGCGACTCAGCAAGAGTCACAAAGTCAGCAATTGCCGCTGTCAGGTCTGATCTATTGAGCCAATCCGCAACTGATGTCTTCAGCTCGGCGTAGGTAGAGAGTGCCATTTATGCCTCCTTGTCCTGCAGGTCTTTGACCACCCATGTGTGCTCATGTCGGAATTCAAAGGTGCCTACATGACCTATTTCCCGAGAGACATCGTGATCAATGTAGATTTTATACCCAATCTCTTTAGCCTTCAGGCAGAAGAAGACATCCTCACCAACGTAGCCACGCTTGTCCGTTCTCCAAGGAGTCTCAAACCAAGGCTCGGACATCTTCTTGAAGACATCTGCCTTGATCAGCATAACGCCCATGCCAATGGTGTCCACCTCCTGCAGACCGTGGTCCTCCAAGGTGCTGTAGATTAGCTTGTTGCCAACCTTGGCAGTTGGTCCTGTCGGCATCCTGCGTCTAGCGCAGTTGGTCGCCACAATGTCAAGGTCATGCGCCATCAGCCGCTGGATCATGTCCTGCGGGAATGTCATGTCAGAGTCAATGAACAGGATGTGGCTGCAACCCTCGCGCATTGCGTCCAGCGCCAGCTCTGCCCGTTGATTCTGAATCAGCGTACCTTGCATGATTTTTAGGTCAATTCGGTCATCGGTGTTGCAGGCGTGATAGGCCACCATATTGACCAAGCAATAGGCGTACTGCGTGTGAACCATGTCACGCGCTGGAGTGCAAACCGCAATAATTGTCATACTTGTCCTGGTCGTGTTCTGAAGAATCTGTTGTCGGGGTCATTGAGCCAGCGTTTCATGTAGGCTTGATCTGTAATCTTGCCGCTGGACTGCAATTCGTAATAGATGTTGAGTGGAATGGATGCTACCTTGTGCCACTCGCCTGTCCAGTTGGCCTTGTTGTCGGTAGCGTTGAACTGGTCCTTGTTCTCTTCCACCACATTGGAGACATCCTGCTGAGTCTCAATGGTTGCCTCATCAGTCAATGGGTTGTAGTGCCAGAGCCTGGTGATGCCTGTTGTCTCGTCTTTGTCAAAGATTCGTGTTTCCATATTTTGAAGGTGGACCAAGTTTCCCTGGCCCACCCCTCCGTTTAGGACGTTACCAAGTCGGCAGCAAGACCGTGAGCATTCTCACTGGTGATCTTCAGGCCGTACTCAACAATCAGCAGCCGCTTCTCAGCGTCACCCGTCTTTGCCAGTTCCATCTGCTGGAAAGGACGCAGGTAGGCAACAGAGGCGTACTCAGGGTCCAGCACCAGCGCATCACGCTCGCGTTGGAACCGATTCGCCACCACAGTCACATTGCCAAAGTCGCTGACGTAGACATCAGCAGCACCAACGATAGTGGCGGGTTTAGCGCCACCTTCGATGTTGTAGCGGGTTGCAGCAATACCTGCAAATCCGCTCACGCGCTGCTTGTTCACCGGGCCTGTCATCAGGATTTTCGGTGTACCACCACTCGTCCAGGTCTTTTGAATCACATTCTTGAGAATGGTTTCAGTGAAGGTCCGAACAGTACCGTCGGTACGCAAGCTGTTTGGCAGCGTTGTGTAGGATGGGTCAGTGCCAGTTGTATCAGTGTTGGTCTTGATGAACGCTAGGACAGATCCGGTGGTACGGGCAGCACTGGTGCTACCTGCACTTGCGATCTGGCTCTGGACCATCACCAATTCCATATCACGCTTTAACTCAGCGCCCTTCTTTGCAAGTTGGTCATTTGTGTTGACAAGGACTCGTTAGTTTCCTTGCTCTGCAATCCAAGGGAATGATTGCAGACTGTAACTTTCGCTACAGATCAGACTATATCTTCACCCTCTTTTTAGAGGGGCCAGGCGCTTGGGGCTACTTAGCCCTACGGGATTTCTCCCTAGTCGTTGAACCTTCCGATTTCTCGGCTTGGCTGCTGATTGCCCAATCCTCAACATTGTCACACTTTGGTAGTTGAGGCTCTAAGGGGTTTCCAGCAATTCACCTGGTTTTCGCCGTGCATTACTGCACAGTAGCCCATGTAGTTAAGGCAAGCTCAGACTTACGTCCAGCCTTGTTGACAACTTCCTCGGTGTTGGACAGCACCACAGTTTTGCGGCTGATCTGGCAGTAGTTCTGCATCCGCACCGTTGCGGTTACAGGGTCGT